GTTGCCAACGGAGTTAAGCCGTCAATATCAAACACCGTCACGGTTTTGTCATCTAGAGATACTTCAGCTCCACCTGCTAGCATCTGCTTGATAAGCAATAAATCGGCGGTCTCTCCAGGGGTGAGTCCTGAAACCGCAGTCTCAACCAAGATCAGTCCAGCGGAGTTTGTTGGAATGACCGACACCGTATTCTGCACTAGGATCCCGTTCTCGACGTCGAAGAGATTGTTATTCGAACCAACGAGCTGCACTGTATAGCTCCCGTCTTCAAACTCAATAGAATACGGCGGGAGGATTTCGAGCGTCTGAGCATAGGTCTGCCCAGCCACTGTGACTGGAGCATTCCTTCTATGAGTATTGGGGAAGACTATCCCGTCTTCGTCATCCTCAAGATCTTTCAGCACCAACCGAAAGACCTCTGTGTCAAGCTCATACAGGGTTCCTGAAAGCAAATTGAGATCGGCTTGCGGGACAGAAATGATAAAGGTGTTACCCCAATCAATAGTGATCGCCATTTGTCACCCCTCAGTTGGGCCTGAACCCACATTCGAGACTCGCTGTATAAGTACCTCCCCTTCCAATTCGAGAACCCGACTTTGTAAAGCCATGATACCTTGCTGCTGAGCAATGATAATGGAGTGCAGTCCGGATATACGACTGTCTAGTTCCCGGAAAGCAACCTGGGCCGTCTCGCCATTACGCCGGGAAAGTTCTTTGACATTAAACTCGCGGAGCTCTTGCGCTGCATCACTCATCTGAAATCATTACCGCCGTTACCGACAGCCCTTCTGCATTGTCTATTGTATCGTTGATTTCTGCCGTCTTGAAAAAAGGCGATGCTGAACTCTTCCGCGACCTTCCAGTAATCGGCTGAGAGCTTGAGTATACGCGACTCGTTGTCACAATGCCACTCGCATTGGTTAGGCCTTCCAAAGCGACAAAGGTTGAAGTGATGCTGCCCGTCGGAGAACCTCCAGGATCGGAAGGCAGAGTATACTCGTACTCATTTGCGTCGTTAACGGTTATCTGGAACACCCCGTTGTTCTGCCAATGGTTCGCACCGTTGATCTCAGTCTTATCGTTTGTGGCCATGTTATGGCCGGTATGAGTAACCGTCGCAGTCGTTCCGCTGTTCGAAATCGTCACGCTTTCCTCAAACGGGAACGGGCCCGAATTATCAGCCGCTACAAGAACAACTCGGGAGTTCTCGACGGGCGTTCCATCGGACTCAGTTGCTGTGACCTGCACTGTTACCGAACCTGAGATGATATTGATGGCCGCACCATCAGTCTTGAAGGATGGCGTTGTGCCTCCGGTGATCGTCAGGTTGATCGTGCCCGATATACGCCGGAACCAGACTGCTGCATCCTTGTCGCCTGTTGAACCATATCCAAAGAAGTCAACGTCGGTGAGCGTCATGGTCAAAGGAGAGGTCGTTCCAAACTCAATCGCGTGAGTAGGTTCGGCGCCTTTTGTATAAGACATACCGTCCATCTCGCCATTTGGATCATCTGCAGTGTTCCAAAGAAGTGAAGCGCGATCGTCGATGTTGTCTTCCTCGGGGGACAGTGTAAACCCCGTACCAGTCCCAGACGTATCGACCTGGACCAAAGTATCGCCATCCGCAACCTTGTTGCCCGTGCTGCTATCAACAGTAAACTCGGTGACCTCTCCAGTGGACACGAGGTCGATAGTGATGATCGAGCCGTCGTCGAGTTCAATTGTTTCAGCTGCAACGTAACCAGACCCACCAACAAAGGTGCCCTCTGTGGTTGGGCTGTTGTTGTAGCTCGTCTCGTCCTGGGCATCGACCAGTCGCAAATCCTCGAAGCCCGAGATTGTGCTGTCAGTAAGCGTTGCCCCTTTTGCTACTACTTGATCGCAACCGATCCAACGACAACCGGTGAACGTTGCTCCGGTGCCAAGGAACGTTTCCCCAAAACCAATGAAGCCGACATTCACCGCCGCGATAGTAGCCGCCTCGGTAATCATCTCCAAGCGGCCCCGATTGTAAGTTCCCAGCGCGATGATGTTGACATTTGTCAACGTCAGGATCGAGTCGACATGCTCGAGCAGGATCTCGGTGAAGTCGCGAAGGGTGTGCCCTTCAAGAGCCGCGACCAAAAAGACGTTGGTATTCAGATCTAGGAACTCACATTCAGTTCCAGATGAGCCGATCCTCAACTTGCCTTGAAGGCTGTAACCGCCATCTGCCGTTTGGAAAATTCCTTCCGCTGTGCCTTCGTCGTCAGAAGCAATGCCCGCGAAATTTGCTTCGGGATCGCCTCCCGTTCCATTTAAGATATCGTAGCCATTACCAACACGAGCTGCATCCGCTCCGAGGTTTGAAAACTTGGCGGTGGCTGTTACACTTGCAGTGCAGCCAAGATTGTCGGGCGTTGTTCCAGGTGTTCCCGTCACAGTGCGCCTATTTGTCAACGGGACATTGTTGAACCGGACAGCATAAGGTTTTGCTCCGCCACGAGGCAATGTGTCGGAGCCGTTCATGTGGTACTGGACAAAGTTGGTTGTGTCGTCTCCTACACAAACACAGATCCCGCGATCGTCGCGAGTAGCTGCAAGGCCATAGACTGCAAGGTTGATCCAAATGTAGAGGTGATCGTCCGCCCCGATTGTGAACGGCGAACTGTCCTGGAACATGAAACCCTTTTCAGAATTGGATATCTGTTTGTCGACGGCGTTGCTTCCCTCAACTGCATAATCACCCGACGCCCCAAGAGACGCTCCGCCACTACCCGTTATATTAAAAGCAGCGACTCCAGTCGTGACTTCAAACAGGAAGATTTCCACAAGATCCGATACGTATGTTGCAGCGACCATGAGTGAGCCTTACTCATCCGAGGTACGAATTGCGGTGGCACTGCCTCCTGCCGTACCCAACGTACCCGTGGTCTCGAAGGTCTTGATAGACTCGTTGTCACCGGCTGTTCCACCGTCGCGAACCCGAATAAACAAGTTGCGGTCGGCGTTGTAGACAAGAGTAAACTGCTCCGTACTTGAACCTGCCAACTTGTCGATGTAGGCGATATAGACACCATTGCCGATCGCAGCATTGTCTCCGGAGAAGCTTGTCGATCCAATCGTGAATACGCTTCCGGTGTGAGAAGTATAAGCGACCGTCTTGTAGATCCCACTGTCAAGCTGGATCCGAAGAAGACCCGTCTGAGGAGTATCCGTCGGGATTGTATTGACGTCGACCGCAGTTTCCGAACCAGACGACAATCCGATATCCAGATCCATCTGACGAGGATCCTCGGAAGCAACCGGAGTTCCATTAACGTCAGCAGTCGCGCCTGATCCCCCGCCACTTATGGTCGAGTTGTTCGTCGGAGTATCTCCGGAAAGGGGCTCGGAAATCTGCATGAACCCAGTGTCGCCATCATCCTGCAGTGACTGCAACGTTGCAGTACCACTTGGTGACGTGAAGGTGAGAGTCTCCCCGATAGTGAAGGGGCCACTCCCCTCATTATCATACTGTAAACGAAACCCGAGAGCCGTGACCAAGATCCTATCTTCTCCGGACACAAGTCCCCCAACAGCGAACGTCACATTGTTCGGCGGTTGTCGAGTACTGTTGTCAAGATCAGTGAGCAGGTCAGCAGCGGTCAGATCATCGGTTTCAACACCGAGACCGTAAGCACCAATCAACGCCGAGCCAGTCGAGGCTCCAACAAATGGATCCGAGATCGTGCGCTCCGTGACTGTGGTATTCAAGTCGACTGTGGCCGAAGAGTCGTCGCCCGTAATCGTATCCGAGCCGCTCGGAATTACTCCGCTCAAAAGCTGGATCCACATCTGGGTCGCAGCGGTAGTGCTGTCAATCGCGAGCATCTGTCCAGCACCACCTGCCCAAGTAACCCGCTCGAAAGCATTGAACGTGCCACCCGGATTGGTGACTGCAAGCTCATGAGTAACACCGCGGAACAGTGCTCCCGCCAAACCATAAAGCTCGATCGAGCCATGCACGTTGAAGGCGAGATCTTCCGCAGCAGCAGCACTCCAAGAAGCCGAAATCTCGTCGGACCTGTTGCCGCCATGAGTGCCCGTCAAGTCCCCGTCAATAAGAACGTGGTTCGACCCATCGCCAACCGCTTTCTCAAGCGAGATGACATAGTTGGTAGAGAGCGTCAATTCAACAACGGGGTCCAGCACGAAGGCGAACTCGATTTCCTGATACGCTGTGGTGAGATCCGCAGCTTCGAACGTTGCCGATGCAACAAGAGCTGCGCCAGTCGGGATCGAAGATGTGCCGAAGCTTCCACTGTGCGCATAGATGCTGCAAGTGATCGGGCCTGTTGGCACACCGAGCTTCTTCAGTTGGAAGCGTGCCCGAATAGCCATGATCGCATTCACGCCGACTGCGAAGGACTGGGCCTGCCCAGTAATCGTCGCATTGCCGAGCTGGATATCTGCCCCGGTATCAGTATTCTCGTCCTCGGAAACCGGCTCAGCCGACAGATACTTCATGCGCTCGTAGAACTGGTTGATCGTCAGAGCCGCTCTATTCCACTCGGAGTAGTACGGCTCATCTACGGTATCGTTGTTGACGTCGAGAAGCTTGAAGCCCTCAGTCACGTTGACGATTGTGGTGAAAGCTTTGACCGTCGCCTCAGACGTCGGATTGTTCAGATCATTCGCGAACGTCAGGGCGAGGACGTTGTTGCCCCGCGCTGTGGCGTTGATCGTAAAGGCTGTATAGGTGCTTCCAAAGCGGCGGGTGTAACCGACAAGCTTCCGCAAATCAATGTCCGTCCCACCAGTACGAACCTTGACCATAAACCGATGCGAGATACCCTGACCAGCCGAAGCATTCAAGCCTGTCCCCCAGAAGTTCGGGGAGACAAGCTTCTCGTTCTGCATAATCTCAAGAGGAGTATTCGCTGCAGCAAACACAAGAATGCCGTCGTAGATTTCCGCACCACCATCCTGAATGATCGAGCCATCGTAAAGATGCTCCATTGCAACATCGTCGATGTTGTAGGGCTGGTTCAAGGTGATGATGTTATCAGTCGAACGCTCCGACGCCGTTGCATCGGTGATGTCCAGGATATCGTTGCCAACCGCTTGGGCGTCATCCATAAGATCACCAAGCCACCGGTGAAAATCGATGACCGTGTAGTTGACTGTGGTTCCAGTATAACGGATATCGCCGTCTGCCGAAATGGAGAAGTCGTCACCGATTGCCATTTTCCTAGGTCCTTTTTCTTTTTGTTATTCTTGAACTTCGTCGTCGTCTTCTTGGGCGGCATTCGCCAAAGCCGTTCCTGCAGCAGCAGCTTCTGCCAACAAAGCCGCATCCTCTTGAGCTGCGAGTAACAACTCCGGATCCGTCTTGCTGACCCCCATCAAGTCTCGTATCTCGTCAACAACCGGATCGGCTGGATCAAGAGTTGCTCCTGCTGTAGACACATCGCGCAGCACTGCAGCAATCTGTTCAGCGTCTGTATGTCTCACGGCTTCAGTGCTAAGATCAGGCATCATGTCGTCTGACCAGCCATTCAACTGCCAAAGGGTCTTCAGAAGATCGGACTCGATGCTTTCCCGTATCTCTGTCAACGCTCCATCGACCAGAAGAAAGAAGCTGCTCGTCTTATCGGCACTCAGCGCGAAGCTACCCGAGCTTCCCGATCCGAGCAGCATCTGCTCTACTCCAAGGATACGAGCCATCTCCCTATTGAGCCGCTCGATCGCTGCTGCATTCTCTGCAAAACTCGTGCCCGAACCTTTGAGCAACTCGACCGACCAGAATGGTACGTTGGAAGGCCGACCCGCTTCGTCCTTGGTCTCATAGACTTGACTGTCGAGCAGCATGCCAAGCTTTGCCGTCTTGAGATGGTTCTCGATGAAATCTCGGATTGGCTTTTCTGCTTCAATCCTTTGGGCCTGTGTGATCTCGTTGTTCTTCACCTGTTCAGCCAGCTCGGCAAACGGACCTCTCCCCAAGGGTATGCCCCGAAGGTCGGTCTCGAAGCCGAAGCCTTCGAGCTGCTCATACGCTTTGAGACGTTGAGCCGGTTCGACCATGTGCCGGAACAGACCTAACCCCTCAGGGCTATCACTGAGGGAGTCATCCACCAAGTAAAGAAGCTTCTGTCTGGGCAGATACAAATCCTTCTGGGTCTGGGGCGAACG